AGATCCCAGCGCTGCCATTTCTGACGTTCTGCAAACAAACGTACCTCTACTTCTCGTGCAAAAACTGTATCCTCTTCAGAGATAATCTTAAACACAGGAGAAGATGCTACCTTTCCCTCAACAACTTCTTGAATAACTGTGCCTGTAATCCTACGTAAGTTAGACTGTGTAGGTGTAGTTGGGGCAGAGAAGCCCATAGCGTCAGCCAAGTTCATGTTTTCTACTTTAAGTGCTACTGCATTCTGTTGCATATTTTACCTTTCTATGCTATTTAGTTAGACCTGTAGTTATATCACTAAACGTCCACTGTGTCAAGCCAGTTATTACCTATTTTAGATTCTAATAATAGTGGAACGTTCATTTCTATGTTGTACTCTTTGAGTATTATATCATTTAGGTTATCGTTTATCAAGTTTATAATACCTAGCACATCATCTATTTCATCAGGGTGTGCATCAATAACCATACTGTCGTGCACACTGTTGACTAAGCAAGACTGCATACCTGAAAGCAAACGATCCACTTCTATTAGCACCACTGGTACAACATCCCCGGTAGCAAAGCCCTGCACAGGGTAGTTCTTTATCATAGTGAAGTGTGAAGGGGAGCCGTTCTCTCTGCGTACAACATCAGGAAAAGCGTACTGTCTGCCACTTACGTTTGTTATCTTGCCTTCCCTTAGCGCCTCATCTCCTAGCTTGATGTGCCACTTAGCTATGCCTTTGTACTTCTCTACAAACTGCTTGTAGTATGCAGCTTCTGCCTTGCTTCTGCCGTATCCTGTAGCGCCAAAGAGAGGGGCGAACGTGTGTGCCTTTGCTTCCTGACGTGTTGTAGGCTGTCCTGCATCACTGATAACCTTTGCCGTGTAGGAGTGTACATCAAATCCTGTATCTATCTCCCTGATGGCTGTGCTGTCTTGTGCGAGGAAAGCAGCAGTTCTAAACTCAAGCTGTGCAAAGTCAGCTTCGATTATCTTACCGCCATCCCAGCGCGAAATAAAGACACGCTTTATGGGGAAGGTTCCTCCTCTTGGCATGTTTTGCATGTTGGGGTTTCGTCCAGAAAATCTACCTGTACTGGTGACATGCTGGGTAAGGTTGATATGTAACCTGTTGTCTCTTTTAGTGTTGGAGGAAATACCATCCACAAAACTACTGAGATAGCTACTAACAGCACTAAGCCTTTTAACGTCCTGTAAAAAATCAATTGCATTCTCCATGTTGTTGTTCTTAGCTGTGGCTATAAGTGCATCCAAGTTCTGCTTGCCTACACCAAAGCCGTTTGCACTGACCCACTTCTTGCTTGGGGGAAAGAAACCAAGTCCTGCCATTTCATTTGTATCTGTAAGAAGGTAGCCTTTACCGTCACACTTAGGACATTTGTGAGGTCTAGCGTACCGTGTGCCATCCTTCTTTACTTTGTAAACTTTACCTGTACCATTACACTCAGGGCAAGTGTTAGCCTCTGTCTTAAACACAGCCTTACTGTTATTCTTTACTGCTGATTTAAAATCATTAGGATCTACGTACTCAAATAAGTCAGCCCACTCCTTCTTATCGTTTGGCTTACGACTAAAGATAACCCAAGACAGTTGCTCTGGTGAGTTTAGATTTATGGGTGTTCCTCCCATCAACTCTCTTGTCTTTACTTGCAGTCGTTGTAAGATGTCACACCTTTCTTGTTCGTAGTCATGTCTAACGTGTTGGAGGGTGGTTCTATCCACCCTGATTCCTGCGACAGACATCTTGGCGAGGACTCTGCAAGTTCTGAATGTGACATCTCGAACGGATCTGAGTGATGCTGAATCAGAGGATCTGAAAGTTTCAACTGTGGCTTTGTACAGTTCGCCAGTGGTAAGCAAATCAAGGTCAAGATAATGGCTGAGTTCATCCAACGGTATTTCATTTGTGTTGTATCCTTTCTTGTAGTAAGTTTTAAGTGTGTCATCTTTCTGATATTTCAAGCCCCGGCGCAAAGCGCACTGTTCTAAACTCAGGGGTTGCTTCTGTCCACGCATAAGTAAATACTCTGCCAGCATGGTATCGTATATTTCACCATCATACTTGAAACCGTTGCACCACAGCCACGCTAAGTCGTACTGTAAGTTGTGACCTATCAGTAAGGTGGTTGTGTCAAGCATACGTTGCAGCACACAGGAGTTATTCTTGTCACGTTCTGTGGCTTCTTTGTGGTCAAACGGTAGTAGTCTTTTATCTCCTGTATCTAAGCACAGCACACCCACCTCTGTAAGTGTGTTAGCTTCCTCGTAAGGATCGTTGTATATCTTACCATCACGTAATGTTATGGAGTTCTCTACGTCTACTACTCTCCTCATACTGAATACCTTGCTGTTTCTCCGTCCAGCTTACACTTAATTCTACCGTGCCAGCCACCTTTTAATTTATTCTTAGCTACCACCAAGTGTCTATCTGCATCCCCCTCGTATTCTCCTTCTGTTTGTGGGTTCTTAGATATTAACACCATCAAGTCACACTCAGATGCTTTACCTGTTTTGCTTCCTTCTAACATAGACTGATCTACATATACTTTACCTTCTGCCTCTGCTGATAGCTGAGACATCCAAATCACAGCACAGCCATACTGCTTTGCTATGTTCCGAGCATGGATGGCTGCATCCTTGAGGTACACATGAGAGTCAGCACCTGTCTTGTTAGCAAACTTGTCACCCATATCTAACACCACTATGTCAGGCTTGTAGTTCTTAACTACAGCCTCAACCCAGTTCATGTCTTTGCCTGTGCTATCAACTATCTTTATGTTGTCGTATACTGGTTTGTACCTAGTAGATGCTAGAGCATAGTTCTCTTTGATTAAGTCCATAGACATATTAGATGCAGCGCTGAGATACCTAGCACCCACACGAGTGTAGTCCTCTTCGTTGCACAGAACGATACACCTAGCACCTTGTCTAGCAAACCCACCCTCAGAGGCAATAAGAGAGGCGTGGAAGCTGGTTTTTCCTGTGTTGGGTCTTGCACCTACCAGAACCAGGTGCCCACCTGACACGCCCTCTACTCTTCTCTGTAGGGATGGTATATTAAACTGCCATTTAGATTGTATCTCGTTAGCTACAAGTAGATTGTCTATAGATATATCGCCCCACTCTACTTTTAAGTTAGGCATAAAGTTATCTTGATAGTCAGTCAGTATGTTGCGTAGCGGCTCCAATGTATTCTTCTCACCGTTCACATAGTCGAAACCTAAGTTAGCTACCTCTTCACCTACTACATTCCTAAACAAGCTAGACATAACTTCTTGTGCTACCTCTGAGCACATAGGTGTCTCTTCTCGTAGCTTGTCAAACACTCGCTTGTACGAATCCTTGTTGGCTGTAGTAAGTGTCTCTCTGGTAAAGAACAAACCCTCTAGCTCTGCAAAGGACAAGTCTTTATCAAACTGCTGCATTGCATAGTCTATTGTTCGTTTGATCTTACGTATGTCTTTAGTAAATAGTTTGTCTGGTGTATGTATTCCTTTGTTGTTGTTGTAAAAGTCTTTGCTCATCAGTGTCCGTATCAGGGACAACTCTCCACGTTCCATCTTAAACTCTCCTACCTCTCAGTGCAAAAAATAAACCACCAACCCAAAGTAACACATGCAAGTTATCGTACAGTAAAACATCCAGCAAACTGTCAGGCTCACCTACCCATATCACTCCTGTCATTATACAGCAGATTACCAAGCCACTAAACCTAGTTATTATATCCTCTATCCACGGATGATCTAAGTGCAGGTAAGTAAAACCTATCAGTCCACCTAGTAGTAGTCCTATACCTGCACCTAACTCTCCATATGCTGCAAACCACCAGACAATGTATGGCAGATCAAAAGACTCAGCCCCGTCAAGGGTAACAGGAAACTTTGATAAACCTTGCTGTATAAAGATGATAGCCAAAGGTATCCTGAGTAACCAGTGAGACAAACAAAACTCTGGTAGCATATTTAATATTCTATTCATGCTCACCTCCAAACATTCTACCGCTAGTTACATTGTCAGTTGGATTATTGTTGGCTCTTTTGTTAGCCTCTCTGTAAGTCATAGCAGTGATAAAGATACCACCGATAACCAGAGAGTGTCCCATACCACTAATAGCAAACCAAAAGATATTTCCGATCCACAGCGCAAAGATAGCACTCCACATGTATGCTAATATTTGAAACACTGCATGTGCAGCCATAGGATCTAGCCTTTGGATGTGCCGTAAGGGAGAGTCCTGTATAGTCATTACACTGTTCCACATCTCTTTCGGTAACCTTATATAGCTTTGAATGCTTACAGGAACAACTTTTGGATCTTTATAACTCATCTAACCATCCTTTTAATTTTTTCTTACTCTTACCTTTTGCCTTTGACTTCTTGAGAATGATGCCTTTATTAGATACATCATCACCAACAATTACTAATCCAATCATGCCAATATTCTTATGAGGGGTACATTGATAGAAGTAAATGCCGGGCATATCAAAAGTCATTTCTACTTCACGATTCATAGGGCTTTTCTTTGGGGCTTTCCATCCCTTCGGGCCTACCTTAAATTCTACGTTATGTCCTTTTTCTGTTGGAAGCCATGTAATAGTATCTCCAACATCAATACGTGCAACGTCCACACTGTAGACCATTTTTTCTCCATCGTCACGTGTGTTTAACATGTCAATGGTCATATCAGAAGCGTTAGCCGCTTGTAAAGCTATAGCACCAAAAAAACTAAGTGCCATTACTATTAATAGAGATTTTTTCATTTGTTATCCTTCTCATTTAGATTCATAGGTGAGTAAACTTCACCGTTATACTGTGAGCCACTTTTGTCAGGCCCTGTTTCAACACCGCTATTACACCCAAAGACAACCACCATCAGAAATAGTGCAATGTATATGCTGGCTCTTTTAGACCACAAGATAAACATATCAAATGTTCTTTCTGCTTCTAGCTGCGCTGCCTCTCGTGGTGTCATAGCTTAACTTTACCCTCTTGCTCATTCTTTAAAAACTGTAGTTGATTAAACTCGTTCTCATCTATGCAGTTTACTGCTTCGATAGGGCCGGGTATATTACCATCGTAGGCCATCATCAATCCTTGTGTATACTTCATTACCTCTTTTCTATCTAACAATGTAGCACGACACTCCATCTCTGTGTTATAAACTGGATTAGTGAACACAAATGTGTCTCTTGTTCCATCCTCATTCCAAGATAAGAAGAACACCATTACAAACCATTTCATTTTAACTTACTCCTATTTATCTTTATTATTACGCTGATCCCTGTACACACTGTAACATATCAGTACAAAAACAGCCAGTACAATTATTAATGCAATAGGCTCAGACATGGTTGTTAGCCTTTGCCTTTTGCTTTGCTGCTTTACGCTCCCAACCTGTCATGGGCCTAACAAACTTGGTTATACCCAAGTGGTCTTGTAGTTTCTTTTGCTTGTAAGCTACGTCCTCCTCTAGCTGCTTACGCTGTACTTTAGACAGGCTCTTTGTTTTGAGTGAGCCTATCATGCGGTATATCTCTTTAGTGAGTTGCTTCTCACGATTGTCCATCTACAACATCCTCCTTGATGCTATCTAAAATTGTTACTGCTTGTTCGCTTGTTATTTTAAACCACTCGCCTTGTCTCTCACCACACTTGGCAGCAGCCTTGTGTGCTATGCGTTCTAACCTGCCTCTGTCCTGTGTGGAGATGGAGTGTATTAGATCGTAGTCACGCATAGGTGAGCTAGTTTGGTAGCCGTTAAGCCTGTCCTCTGCATCAATAGCCATGCCAATCTTGATCCATTCAGGCCAAGCTGGGTTGCTTATTGCGTACACATGTCCTTCTCTTACACGCTCATCTTTTTGTAATGCAGTAAAAGCTGCTTCACCAAAAGATTTATAATTTCCTGGTTTGTACAACGGATGTTTGCGTGATATGTACTTGCTATTAACGTACATATTTAAACGATTACTTTTTTCATTAATTTTATTGTGGCAATCTATACACCTATAGTGATGGTTGTCCATCCCCTTT